GAAACAAGAAGAGGAAAAGGTAACATCATCATAACAAGTGCTGACGTTGCGTCTGCTCTTCAAATGGCTGGTGTTCTAGACTACACACCTGCGTTATCAACTAACCTAAACGTAGATGACACAACAACTACTTTTGCTGGTGTATTAAATGGAAGATACAGAGTTTACATCGACCCATTCGCTGCAAATATAGCTGCTAAACAATACTACGTAGTAGGATACAAAGGAACTTCACCGTACGATGCTTGTGTATTCTATTGTCCTTATGTACCTCTACAAATGGTTAGAGCGGTAGGTGAGAACTCATTCCAACCAAAAATTGGTTTCAAAACAAGATACGGTATGGCTGCAAATCCATTCCATACTGGTACTGTTGCTGCTTCTGCTGAAGGTGCAATTACACTTTCTGCGAACACTAACAAATACTACAGAAGAGTTCAAGTTACGAACTTAATGTAATCTTGGTTAAAACACCAAATTCAAAAAAGGGGGCTTCGGCCCCCTTTTTATTTTGAGCAGTATAAATACATATAAAGGATATCCATGGCAATTAGAAGACAACCTACAACACTAGATTACTTGTCGCCTACTCAATTTAGATTAGTAATTAATCAGTTACCTAAAGTTGAGTTTTTTGTGACTGCATGTAATCTGCCAGGTCTAAATTTAGGAGATGCAATATTTCCTACACCACTAAAACCAATACCTGTACAAGGTGATGAGGTAACTTTCGAACCTTTAAACATATCTTTTCTAGTAGATGAAAATTTAGAAAACTATAAAGAATTACATGACTGGTTAATAGCTATTGGATTTCCACAATCAAGAGATCAATTTAAATCTTTTAGAAGTCAAACGTCTGTCACTACTGGTGCAACTCAAGGGAACTCTAAAGATATAGGTGATGTTCAACAAGCAACACCTGCTAATCCAATGTTTTCAGATGCAACATTAACAATACTTTCTAATAAAAATAACCCAGTGGCAGAGATAAGATTTGAAGATATATACCCTACAACAATAGGGGCATTAAGTTTTGATCAAGAAGCTGCTGATACACAATATATCAAAACAACAGCAGACTTTTCTTACAAATTATATACAATAGTCAAATTATAGGAGTTGACAAATGAACTGGTTAAAGAGTATAATAGTCAAATTATTTAATATAAAAGTATGTGAGTGTAACAATTGTGAATGTCAAGTGGACAGAAATATATAATCTATACAAAGACAATAAAAATAACTTTTGGGATTTTGAATTAGAACAATACGAAATACTTAACAATCTATTTAAAAATGTAGAAACTGTTAAGTGTATCGGTGGTGGTCCTAATTTAGATTTTTTTATAGCACAATACGGTAACAACGTTAAAGAGTGTTTAAACATAGACAAAAGTTTTTATTATAGACATCATAATTCAATAGCATTACAAGACAAGTATAAAGATTTATTTTCTTACGATGGTAAGTATGAATTTAAATTACAAGATGCTATAGAGACACCTGTATTTGATAAACCTTACGATATTATTATGGACAACGTTGGGCCAGAGTATAACCTAGATTATTCCTTGACAAATCCACCAAAAATCTATATAATCAATCATTATAGACATATCGAACTTTGGAATTGGTGTATGGAATTTGATAAAGTTATGCCAATGCAATTTGCAACTAGACATAGTTGTATTTACAGTTTTGATTTTGTAGAACCCATAAATGAAGTTTTTCCTATTAATAGAAAAACAATGAAAGTGAATAATAGAGTTGTACCTGTTATACAAAAAATATCAAGTGATTCCAATGGATAAATCATATTATAGAACAATCCAACCCTTAATAGATACGGGGCATATACAAGCTGCAATAGATGGTGTTTACAAATTTCCTAAAAATATTAATCTTTTCCCTGGCACTAGCTGCATGTTCGAATGTACGTTTTGTGGGCGAAACTATGACGCCAGAGAACCAAACTACAATTATTTTTACGATACACTTTTAGATCAAGACCCAGGTGATAATCCATACAGATATAATATAGGTGGTGGACTAGAACCACTTACGTATAATGAAATAGACAGACTTTGTAAAGACTTACATGTTAGAGGTTATAAAGTTAGATTTATTACAAATGGTTTTATGTTAACACCAAGATTTATAGAAAAAAATCCTAATCTATTAACAGTAGATCATTTTCGTATATCATTATATGGTTATGATGAAAATCAAACTATGTCAACAACTAAAAACAATAAAGCGTTTCGTGTTGTTAAAAAAAATCTTAAAGATTATAATAAATTAAATGTAACTAAACCACCATTACATATTAATCATGTTTTATTACCTACAGAGTTTGAAAACTTGCATAAGATATTTAATTACATAGATGATATTGGTGGCGTTCACACTTTATCATTACGAGAGGATTTTTCTTTTCAATATCCTATTGACGACAGAAATAAATTAAGAGAAAAACTTTTAGAGTTTGATGAGGAAGCAAAAAAAAGATTATTAAATATTGATTATGGTTATGCTTTAGTAGCATTACTTGAAGGTAGAATGAATAAATTATTATCTGTTAATTACAAACAATTAACAAGAAAACAATCACCACAAGTAAAAATAGCAATTGACCCTAGAGGAGATATCTATTCATACTTTGAAGCTGCTTTTATTGATAGACCAAATTCAGATAGACATATCTTAGGAAATGTAATAGGTAGTTCAGTAGAACAAGAGTTAAGAAAACAAAAAGAAATAGAACCAAAACCAGGTGATGAACATTTTTTAGATGCTTTAAATCACGTAATAGAAGCATACAAATGGGAACAAACAAATGACGTTAGATGATTTAAAAAAACAAACATATAAAGACTTACCTGTAGATAAAGAACATTTAGATACAGAAAGTTTACGTAATCAAGACCTGTATGCAAAGTATCTTGATTACAAAACTAACTTTGAATTCTTACTTGCGAAAGCAAAAGGTGAATATACGAAAATGTACCGAGACAAATGGGAATATTATGGTGGTAAATCAGATGCTAAAGTTTATGCATCAAAACCATTTGACTTAAAAGTTTTAAAAACAGATTTAAACATTTATATTGAATCTGACCAAGAAGTTATTGACGCAAAAAATAAAATAGTATATCTAGAAACAACTGTTAAATTTTTAGAAGGTGTCCAAAGGTCAATTCAATCTAGAGGGTGGGATATAAAAAATGCGATTGAATGGCGAAAATTCGAAGCTGGAATGGTTTAATCCAATTAAACAAATGTGTGACGAGGAATATACTTTCCTCGACAACTTCATACTAACAAAAACTTATGGCGATATCCTTGAAATAGGTCAAGGTGGTTCTACAGTTATATTATTGGATGCAACAAAAGATACAGATAGAAAAGTTGTATCAATCGATATAAAATTTAAATTAAAAAATGTTATGAAATATTTACCAATGTCTTACATAGAAAGATTTATGCATGTTCAAGAAGATTCTCATAAATGGACAACAAAACAAATGTTTGGCACACTACTTATTGATGGTGAACATAGTTTTACAAGTGTCAGAAAAGATACTATGAACTATTGGGATAATTTAGAAGAAAATGGTTATGCAATATTTCATGATTACAAATTATCAGAGGATGTCACAAAGTTTGTAGATGATTGGGTTAACTCATATAAACAAGCTAGAAAGATATTAACTGTTAACAATCTCGTTATATTACAAAAATGTTAATTAATAAAAAAAATGATGTCTATTTACATATAGACACTACTCAAGCAATAGCTCAAGAGTTATCTGATTACTTTACTTTTGAAGTACCAGGTGCTAAGTTTATGCCAACTGTTAGAAACAGAATGTGGGATGGTAAGATAAGATTATTCTCAAAACAAACTGGTCAAATATATGTTGGGTTGTTGCCATATATTAAACAGTTTTGTCAAAAAAATGACATAGAATATACAATATCAGATGGTGAGGTTATTAATTTAATTAATGATGAAAATGCTAGAGGATTTGTTGATAGTTTAAAAATGCCATTTGAATTATATGATTATCAGTACAACTCTTTTATCAAAGCATTAGAAAACAAAAGAAAATTATTTGTTTCACCTACTGCGTCTGGTAAATCAGCAATCATTTATGCGATTGTTAGATACTTACAACTATCAAGCATAAACGTTTTAATACTTGTACCAACAACTTCTTTGGTAGAACAAATGGCTTCTGATTTTATATCTTATGGTTGGGATGATTCGCATATTCACAAAATTTACTCTGGCCACGATAAGACCAGCACCAAACCAATAACTATTTCTACTTGGCAATCAATATACAAAGAACGTAAAAAGTTTTTTGACAAGTATCAATGTGTAATAGGTGATGAGGCACATTTATTTAAAGCAAAATCTTTAACAGGTATTATGACTAAACTAGAGGACTGTCCTTATCGTTTTGGATTTACAGGCACACTAGACGGAACACAAACACATAGATTAGTATTAGAGGGATTGTTTGGTGAAGTAGAACAAGTTACAACAACTAAAGCTTTAATGGATGCTGAAACAATTGCCAAATTGTCAATTGATTGTATTGTGTTAAAACATTCAGCTGACATAAGTAAACAATGTAAAGATTTTAATTATATTGATGAAATTAATTTCTTAGTGCAAAACAATAAACGTAATCAATTTATTTACAACCTTTGTAAAACTTTAAAAGGGAATACACTTGTTCTCTATCAACTTGTAGAAAAACATGGGCAAGTTTTAAATGGAATGATGCAAGACCTTGACAAAGAAATTTACTTTGTACATGGTGGAATAGGAACAGATGAAAGAGAACAAATTAGGTCACTGGCTGAAACAAAAAATAATATACTTATACTCGCTAGTTACGGAGTCTTTTCCACTGGTATTAATATTCGCAACTTACATAATGTTGTATTTGCAAGCCCCTATAAGTCTAGGATAAAAGTATTACAATCTATTGGTCGTGGTTTAAGAAAGTCTGAACAAAAAGACGCAGTTAAATTATACGACATATCAGACGACTTAACTCATAAAAATAAAAAAAACTTCACACTATTGCATTTTCAAGAACGGATAAATATATACAATGAAGAGGAGTTTAACTACAAGGTAGATACACTAAACTTATGAGATATCACATACTAAAATTAACGACTGGCGAGGAGATTGTTTGTCAAGTCACAAAAGAAACCGATACTCACACTTCGGTAAAGAATCCTTTAAAGGTTCATACTATACCAAGATTTGTTGAATCAGGTATTGTAGAATCTTTAGCATTAATAAGATGGGTTAGACCATATACAGACGAGGATACTGTAGAGGTAAAAAATAATCACATACTCTATTGTGCAAAAACATCAACAGGTTTAAGTACGTTTTATGAAAAGCAATTACATATTGCTGAAGAACGTGGTGGATTTATGACAGGCGAGTCACATCAAAAACTCGTAGATAGTTATCATCAATCCAAATACGATGATGTAAAAGAAAACTTGGAAGACTATATTGACGATGAAGATCATGGCGATAAAACGATACACTAAGTTTTGATTCAAGAAAGCTCACTTTTTTCTTGACAATTTCGCTATAACCATTTAAAAATATAGGAGACTCTTATGTTCGGTAATAAAGACGAAGATAATGATGTTAAAAAAAATAAGATTGAAGACCTTGAAGAAAGAATTGAAAAACTTGAAGAAAAAATGCCAGAAGGCGATGACGACCATGAATCAGATCATGAAGAATTTGAAAAGAAAATAGAAGCAATTGACGAAAGACTTATCGCTATCGAAGACGTACTTGAAATAGAACCAGAAGAAGATGAAGACGAGGACGAAGATAAAGAAGATGAAGACGAAGATTAATAATTTTTTAATTTAATAGTGTAGGGGAGCAATCCCCTATACTTTGAAAGATATAACATGCCAAAGAAAAAACCTGCTCATTATGTTAGTAATAAAGAATTGCTAGCTGCAATGATAGAATTTAGAGACAATTGTAAAGAAGCTGAAGAGTCAGGTGAAGACAAACCTAAAGTACCAGAATATGTTGGTGAATGTATTTTAAAGATTGCAAATGGTTTATCTAATAGACCAAACTTTATTAACTATACTTACAAAGATGAAATGATATCTGATGGTATAGAAAACTGTTTACAATACATCTACAACTTTAATCCAGCTAAATCAAAAAATCCATTTGCTTATTTTACACAAATAATATATTATGCGTTCATACGTAGAATACAAAAAGAAAAAAAACAACAACACATTAAACATAAAATGATTGACGGTGGCGAATATAAAACACATAATCAATTGCCAAACGACCCAAACACATATACGTTTAATGGTCAATTCAATCCTCTAGTTATGGTACCAGATCAACCTGTGTATAAAACAAAAGAGAAAAAAAGAAATACTAAAGGACTTGAAAAATTTATGGAAGATGACAATGACTAATAACTTGAAAGCAGATTTTAAACTCATATCACCAGAAGCAGAAATATTAAACAAACCTTTACCTCTATTCGAAGATAAAATGTTACCAGAGGGATTTACTAGAACTAAAGTAGCTGAAGATTTATTTGTTGCAATGAAACAGTTTGGTGGTATTGGATTATCAGCAAATCAAGTAGGATTACCATATAGAGTTTTTATTATGGGTGGTCATAAAGATATGGCAGAGGGTAAAGCGTGGGCATGTTGGAACCCAGAGATATTAGAAACTAGCGATGAAGATATAGAACTAATGGAAGGTTGTTTAACATATCCCTTACTATTTTTAAAAATAAAAAGACCTAGAGGATGTAAAGTTAAGTACGAAGACAATGAAGGTATAGAACACGTAGAAGAATTTGATCATATGCCATCAAGAGTTTTTCAACATGAGTTTGATCACATGAATGGTACAGACTTTACAAAACTTGTATCTAAACTAAAATTAGATATGGCAAAAAAGAAAGTGCAAAAGATATACAAACAAGAAAAATTAAAAG